TCCAGCTCCACCTTGATGGCCTCCAGGAAGCTGGCCGCCTGCTCGAAGGCATCGGCTACCAGCAAAATATAGCGCTTGCGGCCCGTGACCACGCACCACAACAGGAAAAACACGTCCACAAAGGTGGTCTTGGCCTCGCCGCGCGGGGCTGCGCAGGCCTGCCGGATGCCTTCCGGGTTGTCCACGGCGGCGGGCAGGGCCGTGTCCAGCCACAGGTGCAGGGCGCTGTCTCCGGTGGGCGTGCCGTCCTTGCGGCGGGTGTAGTGCGGAAAATACGTCCGCCGGAAAAAGGGGAAGTCCCCCTGCACACGCCGGACACGCCGGGCACTGGCCTTTGCGTCGGCCGGGAAGCCGGCGCAGTCCGCCTCGATGGTACGGCGCAGGCCATTGGCCAGGGCCGCAAGTTCCGCCCGAAAGTCGTCCGCTGTCATCCTAGCCACGATGGCCTCCCAGTTTTTCCGCCACTTCGTCAGCGAAGGGCTCCAGCACTTCCAGCAGCGCCGCCGCATGCTGGGGGAACTGCCGCCGCACGAACTCGGTCAGCATCTGGATCACGCGCAGGGCCACGGACAGCTCGTTGGTCTCCGGAAGCACGCGGCGGCTGGCGCTGACCATTTTGTTGAAACTGTCCGCCAGGCTGGCCAGGGCCTGTGTTTTTTCGCGGGCCGTCATGTCCTGGGCCTCGATGATCTCGCCCATGAGCGCCTTGTGTTGCAGCACATAGTCGCTCAGGGTCTGGCGGGCCACGGCCTCCATGCCCTCGCCCGCCAGCAGGTTGGCCGCCCGCAGTTTGTCCCAGTCGTCGCCCTTTTCGGCGGCGCGGCGCTTCCAGCCGCGCAGGGTGGGCAGCGGCACCCCCTGCGCCGTGGCTATCTGCGTGAGCGGCATATTATTGATATAGGCCGCGCGGCAGGCCGCTTTCAGACTTGCGCTGTGAGCCATTATTCGCCGCCTCCGCAGTCCGTATGGCCGCCGTCTCCGCCGGTATGGGGCATCAGGGAATCGTCCCGGCCGGGGGCGCGGGGACGAGGTGGCGGACAGGGACGCGGCTCCCTGTGGGGGGCTTGGGGCGTATCCATAAAAAGGTCGTCCAGGGGCTGTTCCGCGCGGTAGCCGTTGCCCGCACCAGCGGGCTTACGGATAGCGACAGCGCTTTCGTTGGCTGTCCTGCCGTGTAACAAGTTGCTGTCTTTATCCGTAGCTTCCTTCGTCGCAACGGCTAAAGCGTGGAAAGGGGGCACGAAGCCGTCCCGGTAAGGGGGACGGGGGCGGCGGCCTTCCACGGCATCCTCCACCGTTTTTTCCAGACGGGTGCGGCCGCCCGTGACCAGCACCACCAGCAGGGGCGGCACGGGCACGCCCAGCCAGACCAGGTGCCCGATGATGGAGGCGCAGTCCGTCAGCACCAGATAGGCCATGAACACGTCCGTCACCGGCAGGGCGAAGCCCAGGGCACGGCGCAGGGAAATATCCACGCCCACGGCCATGAGGAGGAAGAAAAAGTAGCAGCTGTAGCGCACCAGGCCGTGATGCAGGCCCCGGCACAGGCTTTTGCCCCGTTTGCAGTGGACGATGATGCGGGTCAGCATCTCGCCCATGACGCTGGCCAGCAGGACGCCGAACAGCACATGATCGATGCCCAGGGCCGTCAGGATGGCGGCCAGGGCCGTGCCCAGGGCCACCTTGCCCGGCCACAGTTCCAGCAGCCGGTCGCAGTAGTAGTGGATGGCGTGCAGCCAGTTGATGTCATTCACCTATTTTCTCCAGATGGTCATAAAAGTCGCGCAGGGCCGCCTTGTCGGCCTCCTGCGTCCGGTGGCGGGCCGTCACCTCGTTGACGTAGCCCACGAAATGCAGGGCCGCCCGCAGGCGGCCCTCTTCGTCCGTGGCGGCCTTGATGGCCTCATAGACCGGCACCGGGGACGGCAGGGGCTGGCCTTCCCGCAGCAGGCTGGCCGGTGGCCGGATCGGCTCCAGGCGAGACGGTCCGCAGCAGCCGGTCAAGTTCATCCCAGCGAGCAGCAGGCAGGCCGTCATCCTGTGCCAGATGTTCCAAGGCATGGCGTGTGTCCTCCTCTTGGCGTTGCGCGGCGGCGTGCAGGCGGTCGCGCAGGTCCACGGCGGCACGGGTGGCGGCGCTCTCTTGCCGGGAAAGGGCCGCCGCCCGCTCCGCCTCGTCGGCCCGCCGGTCCGCATCCCGCCACAAATGCCAGAGCAGGAGGCAGACCAGCAGGGAGCAGCCCAGGGCCAATACGGACAGCCGGGGCAGTCCAGGCATCATTCACCGCCCAGCATGGCGCGGCAGGTGTCGAAACAGCGCTGTGTGCGGGCCTGCCAGCCACGGCCATAGACGGGCCAGCCCGGCCGCGTCTTGTAGTAGTACAGGCGCTCGGCGGCCTGTGCCCGCAGCAGGTCGCCCAGCCGTCCGTCATCCTCCAGGGAGCGGATGGCCGTGATGGTGGCCGGGCCGATCTTGCCGTCCACGGCGATGCCCAGGCCGCAGGCATTGACGGCCCGTTGCAGGATGCGGGGGGCCGCGCCGGGGCCGATGTTGTACAGGGTGTCGGCATGGGCCAGAGCCAGGGCGTCGGGCAGCGCGTCGCACTTGCCGGGCCGCCAGTAGCGGTCACGGTAGATGACCAGGGCGTCGGCCTCTTCCAGCAGCTGCACGTCAAGCGCGGTGATCTTCCCGTCGCCGTTTTTGTCCGGGATGGTCCCCAGGTTGTAGTTCAAGGCCACACCGTACTTGGTGGGGCCGCCGGGATCGCGGGGGTCGTTGGTGTAGGTTGCCCCGCCCTCTGCATCCATGGTGAAGCGAAAGGCCCGCATCAGGGTGCTTTCTTTGAGCATGTGGTCTCCTAGGGTTTCGGCGGCCCTGAAAAAACGCGGTAGCCGTTAGCCCGCCTGCCGGGCTTACGGATGCGCCAGTCGTTGGCGAACATGTGAGCCTTACGAATGGCGACAGCGTTTTCGCAGGCTGTTTTGCCGCGTAACATATTGCTGTCTTCATCCGTAGCTTCCTTCGTCGCAACGGCTGAAGCAGCGACAGCGCCTTCTTGGCTGTCTTGTCGCGTGACGACGTGCTGTCTTTATCCGCAGGTTTTGCGTTACAACGGCTAAAGCAAGGCCCCGTGCCGCCACTATGTGGCGACACGGGGCTGTAAAAAAGGTCGAAGGTGTTCAGCGGTTCAGTGTGTCGAAGTTTTTGCGCTTCTATTGGCAGTTAATCAGGAATGAATACTACAGGCCCCACATCATAAGATGCGGGGCCTGTGGGGGATCATAGTAGCCGCCCCTGTTGGGGCTGTTTGGCCGGGTCTGGTGGCGGCGGCTTTTTGAAGATGCTCCACACATGCCGCTCCGTGATGTGGTAGCGCAGGGCCAGGCATTGCACGATGCGCCGTTCCGTCAGTCCTTCCCTGGCCAGCTGTTGCCGGTCTTTCAGCAGGGCCGCGTCGCGGGCACGCAGCAGGACGGGCTTGCAGTTGGGCACATAGAGCGGGGTCACGGCATAGTGCCGGGCCAGTATCCGCGCGGCCTCCGGGCCGATGCGCCGGGCCAGGTCCGCCAGCATCTGTCGTCCGGCCTCCCGTGCGCCCACGGGCAGGTACAGGGTCAGGCCGCCGAAGTCCTCCACCAGCTTCAGGGTGGCGGGCAAGCCAATCAGCCGGGCGATGGCCTGCACGGCGGCGGGCAGCAGGGAAATATCCAGACTGCGCAGGGACGGCAGGAAAGCCTCCGTCGTGCGCATGGCGTCGAAGTAGTCCGCCTTGGTGATGTTCGTATCCTGCATAATCAGCTCCATTTATTGACGTTTATCCGTCTGCACGCCATTTTCCATGTCTACCCAGTCATCATAGCAGGGGTACCTGTCGGCCAGAGCCCGGACATTGGGCGGCAGGTTCTCGTACAGGGTGTAACGTTCGTTGAACTCGTCATCCGGCACCAGCTCAAATTCCACGCTCAGGGGATGCCAGACTATCCAGCTGCCGATGCGGGCGATATGCGTTTCCCCGCACATGTGCAGCACAAAATGCTTCTCATCCAGCAGGTTCCCCACAGCATCCTGTCGTGTCAGGCGGTGGGCATAGACGATGGCGTGGCAGTCCCGCGTGGGGACGGCCCGTGTATAGTGCATCTCCATTATGCGCCCTCACGTCCCTGCTGGCGTACCAGGGCCGCCACGCAGGCCGTCAGCTGGGCGCGGCTGGCCGTGCGCAGGCGGGCCGTGTCCCGTGTCTGGCGGCGGATGATGGCGTCCGCATAGGACAGGGGGCGCCCCAGAGAAGCGCACAGGGCCGTGATCTTCGCGTGCAGGGGACGCAGCTCCTGCGGGACGTTGCGCGGGCGCGGAGTCCAGCCCTTGGCCCGCAGCTCGGCCAGCATGGCTTTCAGCTGGGGCACGGTACAGCGGGCGGCACTGTCCATCCCGGTGACTGCCTGGAGCAGGGAGCGGTAGGTGGTATCATCCAGGCCCAGGTCTTTCTGGGCGATCTTGACGCTGGCGATGAGGCCCGCGCGCAGTTTGCTTTCCGTCATCGTTTCCCTCCTTGGGCATGGCGTCCCGCTGCGGCATTGAGGGCATCCAGCATCACGTCGGCCATGGCCCTGGTCTTCTTTATGCCCCGTCCGCCGTGGAACAGGACGCAGACGGGGCTCCCGTCCTGAGTGTCACGGATGACCCATGCGCCGCCCACTGTGGGCAGCAGGACAAAGCGTTGCTGTTCCATAGGTATTCCTTCGGCTGCTCATCAGGCCCGGCGCGCCGCCGCCGGACGACGCCCCACGCGGGGGCGTTTCGCGATTAGATCTTGCGCAGGGCCTCCCACTGTTGCCACAGGCGGGCGGCCAGGAGTGCGACGCAGAGCCCGAACACGGAATTATCCGTCATGACCGCTTTGGGATCGACGATCTCGGACGTGGCCCCGAGCTCTTCCATCTCCAGGCCGCTGAATGCCTCGGACACCAGATCGTCCGGCACATTCGTTACGGTGAGTTTTATTTTCATTTTCCATCCTTTACGTCTTCGCTCTGCCGTTTCTCCACGGGGATCGTCCGGCTGTAGGTGAAGGCCCCCAGCTTAAGGGTGACGGTCACATCGTCCTTGCCGTCGGGGATGTGGACGACCTCGCTCCGTTCAAGCGCCCACAGGATGCCCACAGCCCCCAGCAGGAAGGAAGCGCAGCAGGCGGCCGCAACGCTCAGGGTCGCGGCAACGCCGAATACCAGAGGGTTGCGAAGCACGTCCGATAACAGGCAGCCGATAACGACGACGATCGAGGACAGGATTATGACGGCGCTCCAGAAGGATACGGCTCCGCTCATGGCTATTCCTCGTTGACCTTTTGTTTCAGGTAGGCGCCGGGCTGGAAGACGGGCCGCCAGTGGGCCGGGGCGGTCATGCATTCCTTGGTGCGGGGATTGATGACCGCTTTTTCCGGGATGTGCCGCACTCCGAAGCGTCCGAAGTTACGCAGGGTCACGGTGTTGTGGGCGGCCAGAGCGTCCGTCAGGGCGACCAGCAGGGCGACCACGCACTTCTCTGCCGTTTTCAGTTCCACGCCCGTTTGCCGGGACACCTGTCTGGAGAGGGCTTTTCTGTCGATATGCATATGTTCCTCCTTACAGAGCGGCCATATCCAGCGGGATGGCCACATATTTGCCGTGGGCGTCGCGCTCGTACACGCGCACATACGCTTTGCTGTCCAGGATTTGCAGGCTGTCGCCGATGGCCTGCATGGCCCGCTGCCAGCGGTCGTCTTCGATCTTGTGGCGGCGCAGGCCCAGGATGGCGTTGGTGTTGATGCGGCCTTCCTTGTTGATCTGGAAAGCGGCCTCCACGATGACCCGCAAGGGGGAGGGGCTGTCGCGGCTCCATTCCTCCAGGCATTCGTCGATAAGGGCCTTGGCCGCCCGCAGGCCCTCGTCGAAGCCGATGCTCTCATTGTACTGGCGCTTGATGCGGTAACGGCCGTCAAAGGTCTGCAAGGTGATGTTGCCCTTGTCCCCGCCCAGCTTCGCGCCGTAACGTTCGGCGGACAGTTCCACGAAGGCGGCGATGTCGCCCATCAGCTCCAGCTTGAGCGCCTTGAGCTCCCGCTGCATGGCCTTGACCTTGGCCACCTTTTCGCGCACCAGCTCGTCGCGGGCCTTGTCGATCTCCTTGATCTGCTCCACGGGGATCAGGCAGCCGCGCGCGTCTTCCCAATAGCCGTCGGGGATGGTGATCTGTTCCATGTCGTTTCTCCTTGTTTAACCGGGGAAATGGGGGGTGTTAGGCAGGTCATGCACATGGAAGCGCGGCAACGCCCCGGCCCCTGCGGGCGGCAGCAGTTCCTGTTCCAGATGGCGGGCCTGCGCGGCATGCTCCCGCAGATTTTCCTGCAACATACGCAGGAAGGCCCGCTGTTCCTCGCTGACCTGCCCGGCCAGCACGTCGATACTGGCGGCGCACGATTCGATGTCCTGACTCAACATGTCGTTTCCTCCGTGAAATTTGGGCAGTTCCGGCACTCCCGCCACTGGCGGAGCGCGTAGGGGTTGGATGTGGGCATGGGGGTGGCGCGCCGCCCGGCGCATATGTCCTGCCCCCAGGGGCCGCCGTAGACCGGGCAGGGGCTGGCCAGCACGCGCAGGATGCGTTCCTCCATGCGGGCCGTGCTGCCCGGATATTTGTCATGGTAGAGCAGGGACAGACTGGCTCTGGCCACGCCCAGGCGGCGGGCCGTGGCGGCCACTCCGTGGGCGGCTATGGCTTCGTGCAGCAGATGGCGGGCTTCCTCACGCATGGGCGGCCCCCAGCGGATAGGTCTTGCCCGTATTGCGGTCGGTGACGCACTTTTCCGCCCGGTTGTAGGCCGGGGCCAGGGGGCCGGTGTTGGCCTCGTCCCGCAAGAAATAGGCGCGGGTGCGGGCCGTCCGGCCCAGGATGCCCGCCCGGAACAGGGCACGGCAGTAATTGCGCAGGTTCTCCCCGGCATTGCCCTCGTCGCCGTCGCACACGGTCTGCATCAGGCTGTCCACGGTGAAATGGTCGGCCATGCGCATGACGCTCCAGGCGCGTTGCCGCAGGGTGCGCCCGGCGCTGGTGGCATTGCGCCCCTTGCGTTGACAAGGGATGAATCCACCGTCCGCCAGAAGATTTTTTCCGGCCCTGGTCAGTGCATGCAGGCCATTTTCCGTGTGGATCAGACCCTTGTGCCGCAGGCAGCGGCAGGCCACCATGACGCCGGGGGTACGGGCATCCAGTTTTGCCGCCAGCTGCCGGGTGAGCAGGGGAGCGGTGGTCAGCTCGCGCAGGATTCGTTCGGCCAGTTGCATGGTCTACCTCGCTTTCACGGTCTTGGCCGTGCGGCTCTGCCAGTCATGAGTCAGCGCCACGCCCGCGAACTGCGGCACGTCCAGCGGGTCGGCCCCTGATGCGGCAAGCCCGTTGGTGGCGGCGATGCGCTCGATAGTGGCCAGGATGTTCAGCACTTCGCGCATGCGTCCGCCGGACAGGCGCAGCACCTCGGCCGTCATGCCGGGCGAGAGCTGGTAGTCGCACAGCTGCTTGCAGGCCAGCGCCACGTCCGCCGCCGAGCAGGGGCCGAACTCCACCACCTGCGCGATGCGGCTGCTGATCTGCTTGTGCCGGGCAATGGAGCGCTGGATCTGTTCCATACCTATAAGGATGACCGTCACCTCGGCCCGGTCGGAGAAGTCGCGCACCTTTTCCAGCACGGCGGCATTGGACGACAGGGTGAACTCGGCCTCGTCGATGATGATGGGGCACTGACGTTCCACCAGCACGCGCAGGCAGCGCTCGAACAGGGCCTGCGCCGTGCCGCGCCCGTCGATGTTCAGGGCCTTGCACAGCTCCACCAGAAAATATTTGGGCGTCCAGTCCACGTTGGCGCGCAGATACACGGCCCCGGCTTCCTCGGCCCAGCGGTAGACGATGTGCGACTTGCCGTAGCCCGGCTGGCCATGCACCAGCATCATGCCCGCCTCGGCGGCCCCGCGCTGCTCCACGGCTTTCACACCGGCGGCGAAACGGGCGTAGTTTTCTGTTTTGACGAAGGCTTTTTTCATTCCATCCTCCTAGGTTATGCCCTCGGCGGCATAGAGGTCTTTCAGATCGGCGTATTCCTCGCCTCGGCGGTAGTCGCGCAGCCAGGCGCTGTCGGCATCCGTCCGGGCATCGGGGTGGTGCATGAGCCAGCGGTAGCGCTCATGCGTACTGGAAAAGAGGGGCCGGACCGGTACGGGTTCCGGCGTGGGCGTCACGTCCGTAATGTCGATGTTCTTCACGGCGGCGGCCGGAGCCAGAGCCGGGGCCGTGCTGTCGGCCATGCCCGGTCCGGTGTCCTTGCTTTCCGGCAGGACGATGGTCGCGCCGGGGGCCACACGTTGCAGCTTGGCGTCCAGCCGTTTGACCTGTGCCCGTGCCCGCTTCTCGCGGGCGGCTTCCACGCGGCTCTGCTCGAAATAGGGGCGCGTATTGCCTTCCAGTGTGGCCTCGCAGATGGGGCGGCCGTCCGCCGTCCAGCACCAGACGCGCCCGGCATCCCAGATGTCGTACCGGACTTCCACGGCCTCCCCGTGGAACTCCGCCAGCTCCGGCGCGTAGTAGCGGCCGGAGTAGAATTGCAGCCAGCCGTTGCGGGTGACGCGGCGTGCGCCCGGCATGAACAGCTCGGCCTCCATGCCCGGTTCCACCCGCATGGGCGAGAAGCCCCGCGCCGTGAAGGTCTGCCAGTATTCCTCCGGGCTGTAGTGGCGCAGGCGGCCCTGCGCGTCCCGGTAGCGGGGAAGTCCCCGGTGCGGCGTGGTGTTGTATTCCTCCACACGGGCCAGGATGTGGCGCTTGAAGGTCTCCCAGTCAGGCAGTACGGCCCGCTTGCCCGTCTTGAGGGCGGCCCGCGAGAGCTTGAAATTGCGGTGGGCCGCGTCCCCGTCCATGAGCGCGCCGGTATAGCTGGTCAGCCCCTGCGCCGCCCGTACCCAGAGCGTCTTGACCGCTCGTTCCATAAGGCCCTTGCCCTGCGGGCGGCCCGGTATGGCATTAGTGGGCGTGATCCCCAGACGGGTCATCATGCCCGTGCGGTCGTCCAGCAACAGCCGGTTGACGTAGCCCGGCCCGCCATCGCTGTAGAACAGGGCCGGGACGCCGCCGTAACAGCAGGCCATGCGCAGGGCGTCCAGCACGGTCAGGGCGCTTTCGGACAGGGCCACGGAGATGCCCACACAGCAGCGCGTGGCCACGTCCAGCACTGCCGTAATCTCCGGCTTGAAGGGCT